TCAAAGAAATGCGAAAAATCAAAGAAAAGAACATTAAATCTTCAAAAAACTACAATGTTAAGCCATATTTCTTCAAAATTCTCTCAGATTTTAAGGGTTATGCCCCTAAAGATGCTTCCCACTACAAACATTTTGCCACTTCTATGGATTATTTACAAGAAATCGTCGAAGAATTCATCAAAACAAAGAAACTCTATCGGAAAACTATGGATTTTATCCCGTTCTCGGAAGTCGTTGAATTCAGGGATTATGATTACGAGAAAATTGATCGGTGGCAGATTCATCGGATTGTTGAAGCGGTCTATCGATATAAAAGCGACTCGATCAAGATTTGGGGAGGCGAAGCAGAACATCATGAAAAAATGCTCGACACGATTGAGCTGAGAAAACAATGCGTTGAGTATATCAACAAGATTAAGATGAACAAAAACACGATGTTGCATCTATTAAAGGAAATTGAGACTCCACAATATTCGAACATCCGCAGATTTTTATTTGACGTTTTCTTCTCATCCGCAAATTCTTCTTTCTTCGATCTGATCAAAAACTCACAAGAATCGGTTGGCAATTTGGTGAAATCCGAGGACGGAGAAATAGCAATTTATGACGAAAAATATACAATTTTATACAATTTTTGCCCAAAATTTACACGGTAAGAAATAAAATTGTGTCGTGGATTACTGTTTTTTATATCAAATTTGGGAGGGCAAAAACTCAGATAATATGGAGGGAATGCTCCAAATACGAAAATAACGAATAAAGGATGGTAATTATGAAGCACAAATGCGAGGAAATTAAGTACAAAGAGATTAATGGAATTCTTGATGTTGAAACAATGTCGGTTGAAATTGACGGAGATGTTGTTGAGCTGAGAGAGTTGGTTGAAGATTATGATGGATGCGATATTTCGGTTAAATTGAGAAAAGAGATTTAATGACAGCACGTATAAATGGAGAGAACGAATTAGAATATCATCGGCGGATGGTTTATGGAAAATTGGTAGACCGGACGCTCGATGAGGATTATTCGGATTTGTCAGAGCTTGTATATGATGAAAAAAGCTCTGGAGATCACTGCCGAAAAATGATGTATGGATCGAAATATACGTTGGAGCTGGTTGACCGATATTTGGAAGATTTTGTATCCGATGATGGGAATGAGATTCTTGATAAGATAGAACAGGCTAATATTTTACTCCGCAAGGAAAGAATCAAGACTCAGGAACAGAGAGCCGCCTATCAGCGATTAATCAGAGAACAAGCAAAACACGAGACAACGAAGGATGTTATCGAATCGACCATGAAACAGATGGAATTTCCAAAGCTGAATCTTGAGCGTGTCGAACATGAAGCCAGAGATACCGTGATGCTTATAAGTTTGAGTGATTTGCATATCGGAGCCACGATTGATAATCACTGGAACAAATATAACACAGAAATTGCCGGAGAACGCTTAGAACAATATTTCGACAAGATTGTAGAAGTTAATAAAAAAGAAAAATGTCGGACTGCTACTGTGTATGCAAATGGGGATATCGTAAGCGGTATAATTCATCCCAACCTCGTGATCTCATCGAAAGAGAACCTGATACAGCAAATAACTATTGCTTCAGAGCTTATAAGTCAATTTTTGGTGGCTTTGAGTGGCGAATTTGAGCATATTGATTTTTGTAGTGTTCCAGGGAATCATAGTAGATTATCGACGAAGCTGGATTCGCCTCTATATGAAAGAGCTGATGACTTGATTGAATTTTACTTACAGGCAAGACTGAAGGATGTTGAGAATATCAGCTTCGATGCTGGGAATAAGATCGATCCGACAATTTGCGTGTTGACGCTTAGTGGAAAGAATTTTGCAGTCGTGCATGGTGATATGGATACTGATAATAAAGTTGAGGCATTGCAAAGATTTTGTGGGGTTGAGCTTTATGGCGTTCTGACTGCCCATATGCATCACTTGAGGATTCAAGATGTGCGTGGAGTTAAGGTGCTGCAAAGCGGATCTCTGATGGGATGCGATGATTTTACGGTAGAAAAACGCATTTATGGCAAGCCGAGTCAACTCCTGACAATTTTTGGAGATGGTGTTGAGTGCGTTTATAATGTGGAATTCGAATAATAGGAGAAAACATGATACTTATTGATAAAGAGTTTGTAACCGTAGAAGAATTTGAAGAACGAGTCATGATCATTGGCGAGGATATTTATGAGCTGGGATTTAGAGAGCAAGATCATCGATTGTTCGAAGTCTTTGGAGTTGAGCCGTTGGATAAATATGGTGATGAGATGCCAATTGAGGATTTTGTGACTAAAGTTGGGAATGCGTTCTTCGACTTTTTGGATTATGTTGGCTATGGCGATTGCGAGAGATGCGGAAATATAAAGGAATGCGAAGGGCTTGACAAGTGCTTTAATGAGTATGAGCACCTTCGTGGCTTGTTTTAAGTAAAAATTAAATAATTAACGACCGTCGAGATGACAGGGCGTGCTCTGAGAGACTGAAATTTTCAGTCTCTTTTTTGTGCAAAAAATTGAGGGTGAAGGCTCGCTGTGAAGCGACCCCACTCCCCTCCTAAATTTTAGGAGGAAGAAAAATGGGCAGAAAACTAACAATGGAAGAAGTAAGAGAAAGAGTTCGTAAGGCATTGCCAACGGTTGAGATAGTGAGTGATGTTTATGTTCATAGCGGAGCTAAATTGTTATGTCATTGCATGGTTTGTGGGGACGATTTTTCAACCACGTATGATCAACTTGCAAAATCTCATGGATGCGCTCAATGTGCTGGGAATAAAAGACACACAATAGAAGAAGTAAAAAATAGGATTGCTAAAATAAGCCCTACAGTTGAAATTGTGTCAAACACATACAAAAACAATGTAACGAAATTAAAATGTCGGTGTCGCATTTGTTCACACCAGTTTGAATCTAGTTTTACGGTTTTAAACATGGGAATTGGATGCCCCCGCTGTTCAGCAAAAAAATTCGGCGAAGAAAAAATGTTGACGCTTGAAATCGTGAAAGAGCGACTTTCTATAATAAGCCCAGAAATAAAAATTATTTCTACTGAGTATCATGGGAATGATAAACATCTAGAATGTTTTTGCGAAAATTGTTCAACAACTTTTTTAGCAACGTGGGCAAATTTATCACGCAGTAGGCGTTGTCCTAAATGCAAAATTTTAAACATGACCGGGGAGAAAAGTCATTTTTGGAAAGGCGGAATAACTGAAATTGGACATATCTTGAGAGGGAAAATGACTCAATGGAGACAAGATTCAAAGAAAGCTTGTGGGTTCAAATGCGTGATTTCAGGTGAAAGATTCGACCATATCCATCATATCTATGGATTCGATATGATTCTTGAAGAAACTTTTGATGAAACAGGGGTCGAAAAACGTGAAAAGCTTTCTGATTATTCTGACCATGAAGTGAAAACACTTGAAGATGTTTGCTTGAAACTTCATTATAAATATGGACTTGGCGCTTGCGTAACAAAGGAAAATCACGAAAATTTCCATAAAGCCTATAAATATGGGCAAAACACACCAGAACAATGGGAAGAATTTCTCGAAATGAAAAGATCGGAGAAAGCATCTTGATTTATATAGACGACAAATTAGTTACAGAAACAGAATTTCTAAGCCGTGTCCGAATAGAAGATGAGAGGCAGGCAGAGTTTGCAGATGAATTTTTAGACTTATTCTTAGAATTAGGAGTTTCTCCTTTTGATGAATATGGTTGTTTGAAGCTCGTTGATGATTTAGTTGATGAAGTTTCACTTGGCTACTTACGGTTTCTTGATTTTTATGATGTTGAAATGGTAGATGAATATATAAATTAAACATGCAAATAGAATAAAAGGATAATTAGGTATAAAGAATGGCAAAAAAAATGAGCTGCCAACATGAAGGATGTGAAAAATATGGGTTATTACAACCTGAAGCAAATTTTTTCATATCTCAGAATAAATTAATGAAACGACTTCCTATCTGTAAGAAATGTATTTCAGATAATTTGGATTTGTCTAAGATGGATGATATTTTTACCATATTGCAACTTTTAGATTATCCTTATTTACACGAAACTTGGGAAAAAATCTATGAGTCATATCCAGACAGCGTCTTGAGTAGATATATTGCTGAAATAAAAAGAACCCCCGATGTTAAAAATCTACATTTTTCCGATACAGAATCAATGGAAGGATGTTCTGACACAATTTCCGTAGTCGAGGTTACATCGGATATGAGGAAGTTATTCGGAGAATCTTTTACGATAAAGCAACTACAAGAGATGGAGAAAAAATACCAGTTTTTAAAACAGGATTATGATGAGATAACATCTATGCATACAGAGGCGCTTCTCACCTATTGCAGATATAAAGTCATGGAGGAGGAGCAAACTTCTTTAGGAAACGTAGACCAGGCAAAAAAATGGGGAGAACTCGCATCGAAAGCTTCAATTCAGGCCGGAATTTCTCCAAATCAACTCAAAAAAGCAGATTTGATTGGGGGAATCAGCACGTTCTCGGAGCTAACACAAATTATTGAAGAAAATGCTGACGGGGTAATCCCGATTCTACCACAGATGAAATATAGACCGGACGATTCCGCAGACCTGATAATTTATACATATATAAATTACGCTAGGCATCTTGAAGGAAAAGATCTTTGCAAATATGAAGATGTTTATAAATTTTATGATGACCAAAGAGATGCATACATTACAAAGACAGGCGATCCATTTGATATTTTTAAACATGACCCCACTCTAATCAACAGAGAACGAGTTAAGGAATTCATAAAAATGCCAGATGAGCTAGACAAACAAACAGGTGAATATAGTGGCGAATAAAGATACTGGAACAAGTATCAATATGAAAAAACATCTAAAAAGCTATATGGAATTTATAAGCTGGTGTAGATTCCGTGGCGATCTCTTTTTAGATTTGATAAAACCAGACAAAGGTAGTATAAACCTTCACTTGGATCAACGAGTGTTTATACGCTCTGTATTGCGCTTTTATAGCACTTACGGGGTGTTCCCTAGGGGGTACGGGTAAGACATATCTCGAAGTTGTATGTATGATTTTAGTGGCAATATTCTATCCGAGGATACATATTGCTCTAACAGCACAAACAAAAGAGAATGCGGCAAGTATCTTAAAAGAGAAATATCTTGAAATTATGAAATTCTATCCATTGCTTGAGAATGAAGTTGTAAAAGCACAATTCAGCAAAAATACGGCTGAGATTGAGTTTGCTAATGGTTCAGTTATTGATATATTAGCCAACGCACAATCAAGCAAAGGGCAACGACGGGCAAGGATAAACATCGAAGAAGCTGCATTATTAAAATCAGAATTATTTGAAGATGCTCTTGAACCAATAGTTGAAGTACCAAGGGTATTGCCAAACGGAATATCCGATCCTTGCGAGATGAATTCTCAGATCAACTATTTTTCAACCAGTGGTCACAGAAGTTCACAACCATATGAGCAAAGTTTAAGAACATATAGAAGCATGGTAGATCTTGAAGGAAAAATGTGCATTGGATCATCATGGCTGTTGAGTTGTTATTATGGCCGGGGTTCCACGAAGTCGCAGATGCTCCAGAAGCAACTAAATCTCAACCCAATTGCTTTTGCACAAAACTATATGTCCCATTGGGTCGGAAATTCAGATGGCTGTCTAGTTGATATCCAGAAGTTGCTCGACACTCGCATCATTCCCAATCCTGAATTCTCAAACACGGCTTACTCTGAGTACGTACTTGGGGTCGATGTAGCGAGATCACTCAAGAAGGGGAATAATGTTTCTTCCGTCGCAGTGATAAAAATAATCCGTAACAAGGATCTGAAAATTAAACAGCTCCACCTTGTAAACATATATGAGATATCAGGAAATGTGAATTTTGATGAGCAGGCATCTATAATAAAGAAAATTCAGTTAGATTTCAATGCAAAAGCTGTCTGTTGCGACAGTAATGGGTTGGGAATTGGGCTTATCGATTCTCTCGGACGCCGCTCTTTCGATTTAGAAACTGGTGAACCTTATCCCCCGTGGAGAACCATGAATAGCGACTTCACTCCCTCCGATCCAGACGGAGCAGAACCAATTATCTTCGACCTCAAACCACAATCTGCAAACAATGCAATCATCGTAAACTTCATCGGAATGGTTGAAGGCGGCAAATTTAAAATGCTTGTCAAAAAAGCAAATGAAGACTACTCGCTTGACGCATATGACCATCAATCCGAAGAAATTCTTCCGTATGTTTTAACCGACTTACTCGTCGATGAAATTGCAAATCTCAAAATTAAGACTCTCCCATCGGGGCAACTCACAATCGAGCGTGTCCTTTCACGAATGGGAAAAGATAAGTTCTCAGCCCTAGCCTACGGACTCTGGTACGCAAAAACATTCGAAGACGCAGAATATCACTCCGATGACCTCGAAGATATTCTCAGCGCTGTAATCTTCTAGAAAGGAGGACAAAAATCGAACTAGAATTAGAAAAACTAACACCCCAAGAACTCAACAATCTCCTAGAATTTGCCATTAAAGGCTCCCAACTCATCGAATCCGGCCAAATGGAATTCGACTCAAAAGAGTTTGCCAAATATTACGCAAAAGGATACGGAGACGGTTGGACTCCCACCATGCAAAATGCCCTCATGAAAGATCTCACGCTCAATCCCCTAAAATCCACTTCCGAAAAAATCGAAATGGCACTAACGGACGCAAAAAATAACGAAGATCTTCTCATTTCTTACGGGCAACAATTCTATCTCAGCTCCCATCTCTACCGACGAGCGGTCGATAACTTCAAAAATCTAAACGCCTTCAATATGGCAATTCGCTGTATAAACGCCGAAGATGCTAAATCTTACAAATCCCCCGCTTTCAAAAAGGATTACAAAATCGTCAAAGATTTCTTCTCCAAATTTAACTATCGGGAACAATTTGCAAAAATCACATTCTTCTTGCTCAACAACGAAACTTACTACGGCTTGTTCCGTGACGACATGGATGTCAGCAATTACATCTTCCAGGATATGCCCTATCGTTATTGTAAAACGACCGCACGATCCACTCACGGTCTGCAATACGATTTTGACTACTCATTCTTTATGGGCACAACGGCAAATATCGACTTCTATCCGAAATCAATAAAACGCACGTATGCAAAAATCATGAAAACTGGAATGCCATCATACGATTCAGCCAGCACTCTCGGTTATCGTAACGGCACAATGTCGCTCTGGGGGCAACTTGACGCAACTATCGATGGGGCATATGCCTTCAAAATGAATGCCGATTATATCAGCAATGTCCCCTATCTCGCCGGAATGTTTGCTGAAATGGCCTTAGTGCCAGTCTTTCGGAATCTCGAACTCAGTCAAGCGATGACTTCAGCATCAAAAATCCTCACATCACAATGGGGAATGCTGAATGATGGAAAGATTTCAAGAGCCGATTCATTCGAAGTGCAGCCGACCACGATGGGAGCAATCCTGGGTGCGGTCGCCGGAAGCCTCGACAAAGCGATTAAGATTGTAAACCTTCCTTCTAAAAAGATTGACTCCGTGGAATTTACGAATACCAATAGCGATCAATACGAGAAGTTTACCAAAAATATCGCAAATATGATTGGTGGCGGTGGATCAAGCTTATTCTCGACGAACAAGGCGACCACGATTGAAAACAATATCGCACTCAGCATTGACGAAAATTTGATGACAAGTCTCTATCCGCAATTTGAGGATTTTATCAATCATCGGCTTTCTAAGCTGACGAAGAAATACAAATTCAAAATCAAATTTAGTGGCTCAAATACATATCTCAATCGGGAATATCGGACGAAAGCGGCTTTTGATGCAGGAATTAATGGCATCGTCAGCGCTCAGAAAATCGCCAATGCACTCGATATGGATATTTTTGAACTGGAAGACGAACTCGACTTCACCGAAGCAATCGGATTTGAAGCACGATTAAAACCACTCCTATCTTCTTATACGATGTCAAAAGAAGACAGCCAAAATAAATCCCCTGGGCGGGAACCAAAATCAGATTCGGAGCTTTCCGAATCGGGAGCAGAAACCCGTGGCAGCGGCAAGAATATAGCAAGTGGCGGGAAAATTTAATGAAAGGAGAAAATAAATGGCATATAAAATAACTGACGCAGCAAAAGTCAAATTAAATAACTGCTGCGAGGCATGTAAGACAAGCGAATTCGGCACTAAGATTCAAAACTTAGGAGCAGATCTGGATCTTGGCTCAACAAACCTAAGTGCAAAATTCGTAGCATCTGAGTTGACAATACTCGGACGTATGTGTGAAGCAAATAAAACAATTGCAGTCAAGTTCAACTTGCTTGTCGATAAATTGAAAGATGTGACAAAGCCGGACATTGCGTTATTCACCGCATCGGAAATTGCAAACATCAATAGTTCTTGCATTTCATTTAGTGGCATCGGCACTGCGCTTAACAGCATCGTCACAAAAATAAATTTAAATGAGATTGGGGCTGATATTGCATTCACTGGAGCATCAATAGTTGGTGGAGCAACAGTAACCGCATCGACTACTGAAGCTGGAATTTTAACATGGACTTCATCTGATACTGGCAAAGCAACCATTGTTGCCGCAACCGGAGCAATAACCGCAATTGCAGCAGGAACAACGAACATCACATATTTATCAGACACAGGTATGACCAATACGAAATCGCTGACTGTAGCGGCAGAGTAGGTGGGCAATGTTTATTATTAATAGCAACACGACAATCCCAACCGTTAAGACCAATTATATCTTAGGAAAATATTTAGTCAAACATGGATTACCGCTTCTTCAAACTCAAGATAATAAGATGGTGTTCTCTAAAACAAACAGACTTGAAGAAATAATGAATGACTTGCCCATTTCTTTGAAATTATTCGGGAGGGCAAATGAATGAAAACATTAGAATTTAGCGACAACATAGGTTTTGAGCGACTGCTCGATGAGACGACTGCTCTATTAAAAGTAAAGGTCTGCTCATCAAGAGAGAACGCTCACGATTTATATATTGAAGATGATGCACTCATCGAAGCTTCGGCTTCCGTCTTAGGAAAACCAATCGTTGCAAAATACGATGAGTGGTCAAAAGACGTGATGGGGCATGAAAAAAAAGAAATACCGATTGGATACGTGATAGACAACCAGACTCCCTCGTTTGTAAAAGAAGAAAACGGGGCACTGTCATTGGTTGTCTATTCTATTTTGTGGAAAGAATACGTTCCTGAAATTTTTGAACTTTTTGTAGAAAAGAAAGAATTCGGAGATGATCCGATCAAAAAAGTCTCGATGGAAATCTACTTGAATGAAGTGGCAATCGACGACGAGAACAATGAACGCATCCGTAAATTCCAATTTAAAGGCATCACATTGTTAGGTGATTCATACACGCCTGCCTGCGAACTCGCACATGCAGAAATGGTCGCATTTACAACCAGAGCAAAACAAGCTGAGATTCTTTTTAGCATGGATATGGCTCGTAAAAATATAGAAGATGAAAAGGAGGCGGAGATGAAAGCAGATACCACTCAAGAAACTTTTGTAGAACCAGTCGAAGAAGAAAAAGTCGAACCGGAAACTACAGAAGAAAACGTATCGATGGAAGCTCCACCCGTAGAACCGGAATCTGAAGAACCAGAGGAAGAAGATATGGGTTGTAAAACAGATATGGCAACAGAGGAACCTGTTGACTACAAGGAAAAATTTGAGGCACTAGAGACACAATTCTCAGCCTTACAGGCTGAAATGACTTCGCTCAAAGAAGCGAACAGCGTTCTAGAATCCAAATTTGCCGAAGCAGCAGAGACGGAAAAGGCATTTGCAATTGAACAAGTCTTGATGAAATTCGAATCGAAACTTTCTAAAGAACAAGTTGCAGATTTCAAGGAACGCTCAAAAGAAGTGAAACCGGAAGATGCTAACGCATTCTGTAACGAAATCAAGGCATTTGTTGCCGACATTATTGTACAGGCAAACGAAGTCGAACCGACCGAAAATCGCATGAGCATTCTACAACCAGAATTAACACAAAATAAAAATGAACTGGGTTCTTATACCTGGTAACAAAAAAGGAGAAAATAAATGGCAAATAAAGCAGTAATGGATCAATTAAGCACAAGTGCTATGTATAATGGCGCACTTGTAAAAACTTTTATTCACACAGCAGATGTAGATAATGGGTTTGTTTTTCAAAAAAGCACTCTTTCTACCGATTCCGATAAATCCGAAGTATATACAATTGCAGCACCTTCCGCTTCCGCTGGATTAAAAAATCTTTATATGGCAGCTACCGCAATTGACAATATCACAGTCGGTAACGATGGCAACAAATACAAATTAGGTGATTTAAATCCTCAAGCATTCACAAATGTTGCAAATATGGCATTTAACGGTCATAGAATTACAATCGGAGACAAAATTAAAGTGACTGCCGAAGCATTGGCTGGGACTAAAGGCGAAAATGCATATGTTGTTGCAACAGCAGAAACAATGAAATTAACTTGGGCAGCAGCAGCCGTTTCCGGCGTTACTTTTAAACTGGAAAAAGTGGATTATTTCTCTATTCCACAAGGTTCAATTGGTTCACAGCGAGTCGAAGCATACATTCTTGAATGCATCGCAGTAGCGTAAGGGAGGCGGATATATGTTATCTAATCAAGTAATGAATTTTACTAAAGGCAATGAAGCTCGTCAGGCATTTTATTCCAAGACATCGGAATATATGGATCACTACAACAAAGGCACTATTTTACAGGAAATGAATGACCAAATGCGTCGAGATTTCACCAAAGAAGTCGAACTAATTTCCGGTATGAAAACCGATGCGGTTCCAGACATGGCAATGTATGCAAACTTCCGACAAGTTCAGGAAGCAGCTTTTGCTGTTATCTCAATGATTGTTCAGCCATTAGTGGTTAACGCTGCAATCAAATCTTTCGGTCAAATTGCTGAATTTAAAAATGGAGCATTTGGCGATTCTTTTAGTTTCGACATTTCTGCTCGTGATTTGTTCGTTGTTACTAAAGGCGCAAGATCTCAGCGTTCTTACGATATCCAGAGACAATACAAGACCACAAAAACCATCGTTCCTGAATTTAATACCATCTCTGTTGGTGTATCTTTATATGAAATCTTAATCGGATCTCAAAGTTTGGCAGAATATGTTGCTAAAGCAGCTCAGTCTCTTAACGCAGCTCTGTCTTATGATATCTATGATACTTTCTCAACTGCAATGACAGCACTGGCAACTACTGGCGATGCTAAGTTAAAAGTTAGTGGTTACACACAAGACTCAGCTCTTGAATTAGCTGGAAGAATTGGAGCTTGGAGTTCTTCTAAACCAATCTTCTTAGGGACTAATATTGCATTGTCTAAAATCTTGCCTACCAACTCTAACTATCGTTATGACTTAGGTTCTGACTATGTTAAGTTGGGTTATTTACGTGATTTTAACGGTTATTCATGTTTAGCTCTTGAACAAATTGCTGATCATACAACTGAATTCGCAACAAAAATCGCAGATGATGAAATTTACATTATCGCTCCTTCTGGTGCTGATAAGATTGTAAAAGTTTGTACCGAAGGTTCCATGCTTGCAGATGTCGGCGGAGCATTTGATACCGCAAATCTTATTACTCAAGGAAACTTGCGTATGGCTTGGGGCGTTGGCGTGATCACCGGATCTATCGCTGGAATGATCAAACTGGGTTAATAAAAATTTTGGAGGGGTTCTCCCCTCCTTTCATATTGAATAATTAGAATAAAGGGGAAATAAATGGCAGCAACAAAGAAAACAGCAAAGGTTGAAGAACCCGTTACCGAACTTACAATGGAAGAAAAATATAAGCAGGAACTTGATGAATTAAAAAATCAAATGGCGTTGCTCTTAAGAGATGCAGCGAAACCAGTTGAAACTCAAGAAAACTTAAATGATCCGGACCGAGATATCGTTGTAATTTCACTAACTAGGGGAATTTTAAATTTATCAACAGAAGGACATGGGCATGGAGAAGTATATCGCTTCAATCAATTCGGGGAGGAAATGACTATTCCGTATAGCGACTTGAAGAAAATCATCAATAAAAATAAGTCATTTACCGTAAATGGGAACTACTACATTTATGACGAAACCGTAATTGAAAAACAGCGATTAAAAAAAGCATATGAAAAGATTGTTTCTAAGGAACAATTCGAAGAACTCTTTGCTCTACCAAAAGATAAATTTTTAGGCATCTTCAACAAAATGATGAAAGCTCAACAGCTGATGTTTTCCGAAATATTAATCGACAAGTTAGTAGATAAAGAAGATATCGATGCAAATATCATCAATGCAGTTGCCGACATAACAGGAAAAAAGATTTACGAAATCGTCGAGGGAATGAACAAAACAAAAGAAATAGCAAAAGGATAGGCGGTGAATTATGAGCACACCATATTCTGACATCATAAATTCATCTACTTTAAAATTTCAGGATTACAAGTTGGACAAACTACGGGTTGAAGACCCTGACAGTTGGGAAGGTCGGATGGAAGGCTTTCTCATGAGTGGACTTCCATTATTTAGAGGCTGTAAAGTTTCACTATCCGACCGAGACGACACGTTGCAACAGTTCAATCAGACCTTAAGCGATGATGAAATCGACATTTTATCTGATTGTATCGTGATTAAATGGAAACAAAGGAACTTAAATAATGTCATTGTTCTTAATTCATTGATCCAGGATAAAAACTCGGCAAAACGAGTTAATGAACCGGCAATGATTTCAGCAAATCGGCTCTCAATCTCACAGGATTTAGAAGAACTCAGTCGCAAAATATCTGATTATGGATTCTCTGATTATGTATCGGTGGTCAACGGATGAGTGTGACTAAGGAATACTATATCGGGCTTAGTGACCGCTGCTGGAAATTGTTGCCCATATTCGAAGGAATCGACACAAAAGGCAACGTCGTCTTTGACGAATTATCTGCCATTAAGAATTTTGAGAAGAACTTATCTTGTTTAATCATCGAAATCAAAGGTGTAGTAGAAAATTATGGTACTAATAGCTACTGCGAACAGGTTTTGAATTTATTAGCTGGACTGCAAGGCGAAAGCAATCGAGAACATGACACCGTAAAAAGTGTGACTGTGCGATGCTTCAAGCTTTGCAGAAAAGCAAGTGAGCTTTAGTGGATTACAAAAAATACTCAGATGCTTTCTTTGATTACGTACCGCCAAAGGAGCATTTCCATTCTCAGTTCAATCAATCATTTGATATGAATATCGATGTCGCTCCGAATGTTTTTGATGACATTCAGCACGAAGTTACCTACGGAAAGAAAGATTTTCAATATATTACTGGCAGGGTTGATGCCTATATCAGCATCTCAAATGCTCCGAAATTAGGCGATGACTATAAAAATTTCATTTTTTCAAACACCGTGGACAAAATGTTCGTTGGAAAATTGTTCAAATGGAAAAATAGTTACTGGCTGGCCATTAATACTGATAATTTAGAAGCCGTAGGAAATAGCTGCGTGGTTCGTCGTTGTAACAATATGCTCCGATGGATCGACAAAAAAGGAAATCTCATCAAAGAACCTTGTATTATGGCTGACACAATTAAGCAATCAAATGATTATAGTGGCGATAAACTCACCATTATATCTGGTTTCACCAATCTATTCTGTCAAAAGAACGAAAATACGAATGCGATTATCTCAAATCAACGATTCTTATTCGGAACGCCTGAAAATCGCAAAGCCTTCCGGGTATTCGGAGACGGTGTAAAAAACTATCTTAACTCCGAAACGGAAAATGATATGTCTGCCAGTATGATTGAACTCACAATCGGCGGCAGTATGGTTTTCCCATATATGGATGATATCGAAAATGGCGTAGCGAATCGATTTGTTGATGATTTTACCGTCGAAATTGACGATGTGGACTTCAATGATTTAGTCGGATTCTATCGGAAACTAACGGCAACAGCTAAAAAAGATGGCATAGCGGTCGCTTCGGCTCCGTTTATCTGGTCGTCAAGCAATCCGACCGTGGCTTCTATTGATGAAGAAGGGAATGTTGAACTTCTCAAGCTGGGATCGGCAACGATAACTTGTACGCTTGGCCAAAATATTTCGATAAAAGACACAATCACGATTACTGTCGTTGATACGAAGACAGATGTATTTGAAGTAGTCATCTCCCCTGCTCTTAGCGGGATTAATGAAGGTGATGCTCGAACATTTACGGTTGATTTATATCAAAATGATGTGAAAACCGCTGATGCATTTACATTCTCAGCACTCGGAACCGTACCTTCTGCAAATTATACTCTCTCAACTCTTACAGGCAATTCGTTCATGCTTCGCAACAATCAAGCTTATTACCTATCGCCCCTAATTATTCATTGCGTATCTGGAACTCACGAAAAAGATATGTCAATTGACCTGAATGGAGCGTGGTAAATATGCAAGAATACGCAATTTATGAGCACTATCCTGACTTTTCTTACAATGTCATTACTCATCTCATATCTTCCCCCGATGCCGAAATCATTTGGAAGCTCTTAAAATACAACACCGACAATGCTTTTACAATGCCTAATCTCACACCTGATGAGAAAAAGGCATTAATTTATGTTGGCGGAACAAATCAAACGTCTTTTAAAGTTTTCATTGACCCTGGCATGGAAGAATCCGTGACTGAAGTGATGACACTGCTGAGAATTTACCCGATGGTGATATTGCCGGAAGACTACACAAAAGGAATTGCTTCGATTAATTTCGAGGTTTTTTCTCATTTTCAAACAAATACTATGAAAAACAGGCGAACAAAGATCGACACGATTGTCCAGTCATTGATTAAATCTCTTAACGGCAAGGACGTGAAAGGCGTGGGGAATCTGTTCTTTAACGCCGGGAGAAGTAGATATGACAAGATTGTCGCAATTGGGACTTCTCCATATAAGGGCAAGTGCCTCACGATGTCTACGAATATTGCATGATGGAAATCGACAACTATCTCACCTACGATCAGCCTGTTCCTTATAAAAATCTACTAATCTATCCTGCTACAATGATCGACTATATTCGCTTTCATGAATGCGTCATCTGTCTTCTATTAGATAAAAACAGTGTCCCTGACCTCGAAGTAATTTCGATGAGTTATTTTACCTACTTGATTTCCATTGCGATGGTTGAACCACGTTTATTAAAGGCTCTCGATGGGCTTTTAAGAATGTTGATCTCAGTCAAGACAACAAATGAGAATGGTGAAACGGTCATTGAACAACTTACAGGTGACGATGACATCAAAGTTACCGAAGACAATAAAACGTTGATTTTAAAAGGCGAAAAAGTCACTTCAAGCGATTTTGATGCAATAAAAGGCATCATTTGTCAACAAAATCAGATAGAAATGATCGATGAATCCGTCTCAAAAGAAGTTCGAGACATGTTGAGAGAAGCTGAAGACTATAAAATGCGACAAAACGAAACAAAGATGTGCTCACTGGAAGACCAACTCATTGCAGTGGTTATTTCGACGAGCCTTTCTCTTGAAGATATTTATCGCTTAACGATTCGGAAGTTCAGCAAGATCCTTGAACGGGTCGATCACACCATGCATTACAAAATTTACCTTGAGGGCGTAATGTCTGGGAACCTCAAGATGAAAGACGGTTCAATGCCGAAACATTGGCTGACCGACTTAACAAAAGAAGACAAGCACCAAGATACCAAATTTGACTATGACGAAGCTCGTACTAAATTTGCGTAAAAATAATTTACCAAGGAGATCAAATGAAGAAATTTTTAGTATCCGTAGCTGATGTTTACGGCTATACACAAGATGACCAACTTCTTTTCAGTGGAAAGACACTGTTGGACTCATCTATCGAAACAACCATTTCGAGCACCGATATTCGGGCTGGTCAAGGGAATGCGTTGCAGTATGTTCTGTACCATAGTGCCGAATTTACCGCAGCAATTACCGAGTCTCAATTCTCGCTCGAATATCTTGCCCTCAATACAGGTAGCCAAGTAACCGTTGGTGCCAATATGTATGTTGACGAATCAGTTACCTTAGTAGCTGGAGGCGGTTCAGTCCTTAAAACTCCCGTTGCTCCAGGCGAAACCGTTGCTTACGGGTGGGTTTTATTCCCAGACGGAACAACCGAACGTGTAACATTTACTGGAAAAGCATTTACAACTACCCGTGGAACTTCCACCGATCTTGTATGCGTCCGTTATTACACAATGGAATCAGGCGCAAGAGAAGTACGAATCAACTCAAACATGATGCCTTCTACTATTAAATTAGTTATGGAAGCTTCTTTATGTAGTTCTGATGCAACGACTAATAAAATTGGAACCGTTCAGATTATCGTTCCGAATGCTTCTATGACAGGTGCGTTCACCTTATCGATGACTCCTGATGCCGTTGCTTCTACCCCGCTTTCTATTCGAGCCTTATCTTATAGTCAAACTGGCGGTGGTTGTGATGGAACTGAACCATTATATGCTCGAATTATCGAACAAATTGATGGAGCTAATTGGTATGACGATGTAAATCTGCTAGGCGTTGTTGATGGCGACTTTGTTCTTGGAACAGGTGCTACTAAACAACTACAGATTAAAGCTGTGCCTTCTGCTGGATCGGCTTTTTCCCCTCCTTATGCAGACCTTACATTTGCTGGGACTGGCGTGACTGTCACCGTAGGCGGGCTTGTAACCGGGGATGCTGATGGTGGGACAGTCAAAGTATCAATTACCGCAAAACCAACGGTTGAATTGACAATCCATGTAGCTGCATCCTAATAACTCATGGGTTATTGCAAACACGCAACCTACAAAAATAACATATTGGAACAGTATTTGTATTGCAATCAAATGAATAGCCCTTGTGCTTATCAGCGATATTGCAATCCAGAAGGCAGGGTGATTCATACGGAAACGGTGAATCTCTGCCCATCTGTTCTAATGGATGAGGATGAACAAAATGTATGATGAAATCTTAGAAGCAACGGAAGTTGTTG